CTCTCGTTGATACGCACCTGCTGCCGCGACACTCGAAGCGCGGCCAGGGCGATGATGGGCGCAGCAAGTGCCTTCAGCAATTCTACGGTGCCGGGTACCGCCCAACTTGCGAAGCTCTGCAGCCACTGCCATGCCTGGTGTAGGTCGTCCATTCCTCCCCCTGATTGATTCTATCCGTGGCTTAAGTATGCAGCGGGCGAGGCGCGGCAGCCGGCGCGCAGATGTGGATAAGTCCCATTGCATACGGGTGTGGCGATGGGCGTACGGTCGCCGAGTATGCCCCCCGTTGTGCGCACTCGTCTCCCCGCCACGCCTGCGCTCTTCATAGGGTGCTTTTTCTGCACCCCTGCGACATTCGCCCCAGCACGCCATGTAACACCTTCTCAGCCGAGTTCAATCTCGATGCAGCCCTGCGGTTCCCTGCATCGAAGGGGGCATTTGTCGCCCGTCTCTGGCTGGTGACGAGTGGCCTCCACCGCTTTAGGACTGGGGGTGGGTCCGGAAAGCGGCAATCTTCGTTACCCACCCTTGAGCAAGGTGCTAAGTATTTGTTTCGTAAAGCTCGTGGTGATTGCAACGGAGGATCATCTAGGGCAATTCTCTAAGGGCTGAAATGCAATGTCTTTGTTTTTAAAGGGTTTTTATGCGCGGCACAATTGCGCATCAATTTGGCAATCTAGTTGCCTAAAGATCGCCTTATTATTGCCTTTGATGATGTAGTTTAAGTGTCTGTTTTTATTGATGTAATTCGAAATTTTGAGAGGTGGTTTCAAAAATTGCCCTATTCCGATGGCACTCTTTTTTTTGCCATCAAGGCATCCGGAGCCTTCGGAACCGCCTCTCTACTCGCTCCCCGCGCTCACGCCGAGACTCTCCCCACCCGCAGGCTGAGTTGGCGAAGCCGGCCGACCACGCTGCCGGCGGACGAATCGTCCTCAAGGTATGCTCCGCCCTGCCCATACAGGTCCCCCGCCGGCATTGGCCAGGTCGCTACTGACCAGAGTCATCGTCTAGGCGGGATGAGACATGGCAGCAGGGTGGACGCAGGGTATTGGGCGCTGGGAGCTGTCGTGGGGCCACAGGACGGTGGCCGTAGTGAGCCAAGGCCCAATGACAGCGTTCGGATCGTTTGGAAGGCCCTGAAGCCCTGACAGATAGGCCCGCTTACTCGGCCCAAGGCAAGCGGTACGCGGAGCGCGGGAGTGATGTTGCACGGCGCACCGTAGAGGACTGAGGTTCCCAGGTCATCACCTGGGATGCACGAGTTTGGTACCCGCAGGCCTCTGAGGATGCGGGGTCTTCACTCTTCACCTTGAAGGTTGATTGGCGGCTACCACTGCTACAGCAACTTCCGCTACGGCTGGTGCGGGCAGTTCTTCAACCGTAGGTGCATTAATGGGCGAGGCCTTTGAGGGACGTGCGGGTGGCTTCGGGCACACCGATCGCATTCCGTCAACGTGCTCGATCAGGCCCTTCGGAGTTTTGGACCACATCGGGTCAAGCACGAAGTCCACTCCTTCGCGCCTAGCCAACTTAGCGGCGGGGACGAAGTCAGCGTCGCCGGCCATCAGGATGATCTGTCTTACCTGCTTCTTGAGCGCCAGTGAGGAAATGTCGATGCCAATTCGCATGTCCACACCCTTTTGCCTGACATTGGGATAGAGGTCGTCGGCTGTTAGGTCGGCAAAGCTCTTGCGACCTTTTAGCAAGGCATCCAGAGTTTCAGGTGCCGCAGTCCATGAACTGAATTCGGTCAGATGGCCCAGACGGAGCGCGACTTTGCGCTTGTGTCGGAGCTCGTCGTGGAGCTTCGTTCTGAAGATCGCTTCCGGTGATTGGGAGTAGTCGATGCACTTCCCAGAAATCGGGTTGTGCATTTTCTTAGTCAGAGGAGGACAGTCGTAGAAGAAGATCCGGTAGAGGTCTCGTTTGTCTCCTGATGCACTCTTCAGGTGAGCCAGCGCCCATCTATGTGCAAGTTCTGCAGCCCGGCTGGCGTTATAAGAGTTATGGGGCTCAATGCGCCTGAAGCGCTTTATGAAGTAGCCGCCGTCTATGAGAACTGCAGTTGGCATCCCGGTTGCCTTCCGTTTGTGCAGTAAAAAAAAGCCCTCAGTTCGGCCGTCCCCTGATGAGTTGGGAGGCTTACTTGGAGGGCTGGATGGCTGCGATTGTGGGGAAGTGAGGAACGTGGAGCAAGTCACCCGATCACGCGTGGAACAGGATGGTTGTGAGTTATGCACAGCCTTATCCACAGAAAAGTCCCACATGTTGTGGTTGTGATCGTTGGATTCCTACATGTTGTGTTTATCGAATTAAAAAAAATATTCAGCTTACATTCATGTAGTGACGCGTTCATCTACGCGGCTTCATAACGCTAGTCGTTTGAATTTGAAAGGGATTTTGGTGTGGATGTTGCTTGCTTAACGTGTAGAGATTCAGGGCGAAGCTGGGTGTAGCGCTTCAGCTCGTTCCAAGAACTGTGCAGCGTGACCGCTGCAACCTCCGGGATGTCATAGCCCTGCTCAAACAGGCGCGATGTACCTTCGTGCCGGAGGTCATGGAAATGCAGATCGTTGATGCCAAGCGATGCGCATGCGCGAGTGAAGGACGTGCCCACCGATTCCGAGTTGAATGGGAAAATGCGGTCCTCCCCCGGAGTGCGCGGTTGTCGCTGCACCAGCTCCCATGCGTTGCCGAGTAGTGGAAATGTCCGATGGTTCCCCACCTTCGCACGCGGATGCTTTGCATCTCGTAGCAGTGCCGTCTTCTTCTCAGCGTTTAAGTCCGACCACAGCAGTCGAGTGATTTCACCCTGGCGCTTCGCCGTCAGAATCGCAAACGTGATGATGTCGCTCATGGGAATTTCTGACCGCCATTCGGCAGCAGCGTAATGGGCATGCAGCCGGTCCAGCTCCGCTGCAGTTGGGCGGCGGTCACGCTGTTTCGACTTGCCCACCAGCTTTAACAACCGGAGTACGGGTCGCGCCTCTTCGACGGGATCTACAGCCAGCTTCACGCCCTTGAGCGGCGCGGCCAGCTTGAGCAGCTCGGTCAGGTAACCCAGCTCTACGTTCATGGTTGCCGGCGAACATGGGGGGATAATGTATCCCTTGCCGTTCATGTGGTTGCCCTGGACGCGACGCCGAGCATGCTCGATCACGTCAGTGGCAGTGAGCTGCCTGGCCACGATGGGGCCCAGGCTCTCGCGGAGGCGGGTCAGGTTGCCCTGCTGGGTTTCCCCTGCTGCTTTCACCGTGGCCATTTCGTCCACCCGCCAGTCGATCAGCTGCTCGATGGTCAGGTTCTCCCCGGGGGTGCCGCCTCTAGCCTCGTAGTCGGCCAGTTCGCGTTCGATGCGGTCTGACCAGGTCTTGGCAGCGGTCTTGGTGGGGAACGTCCTGCTCTGCGTGTTGTGGCCCTTTCGGCGCACAATGGCGCGCCAGCGGCCGTTACGGGATTGAAGGGTTGCCATCGGTGTACCAGCTTCGGGTGTACCACGTTCTCCTTGGTACGCAGATGGTACAGATGAATGGGAAAATTCGGGAAATTTCGGGTCCGTATGGGCAAACTGTGGAACGTGGATTGGCTATAAGTGTATGAAATTGCTTGACTCTGCTGAAATCAGGCTGTGCGTGGCCCCCATGATGGATTGGACGGACCGCCATTGCCGTGTGTTCCACCGGCTGCTGGCCCCGGGTGCGCGCTTGTACACCGAGATGGTCCACGCCAACGCCGTCATCCACGGCGACCGCGACCGCCTGTTGGGCTACGACGACAGCGAGCATCCGCTGGCCCTGCAGCTGGGTGGCAGCGACCCGGAACTGTTGGCCCAGGCTGCACGCATCGCCCAGGAGTGGGGCTACGACGAGGTCAACCTAAACTGTGGCTGCCCCTCCGACCGCGTCCAGGCCGGCCGTTTCGGGGCCTGCCTGATGCGCGAGCCAAACTTGGTGGCTGATTGCGTCGCGGCGATGGTCGCGGCGGTGGACGTTCCGGTCACGGTGAAGTGCCGCCTGGGCGTTGATGACGACAACAGCTACGAAAACTTCGCGAATTTCGTCGATCAGTCGGCCAACGCCGGCAGCGCGATGTTCATCGTGCATGCCCGCAACGCCTGGCTGAAGGGCCTGTCGCCCAAGGAGAACCGGGAAGTGCCGCCGCTGCGGTACGAGTGGGCGCACCAGCTCAAGGCTGACCGCCCGCACCTGCCCATCGTGCTCAACGGCGGTCTGGCTACGGTCGAGGCCTGCCAGGCCCAGCTCCCGGCGCTGGACGGGGTGATGCTCGGCCGCGCGGCCTATCACGACCCCTACCTGCTGCATCAGCTGGAGGCCGCCCAGACCGGCGCGGCGCTGCAACCGCGCGAGGCACTGCTGCGGGCCATGCGCCCCTACATCGAGGACCAGCTGGAACGCGGCCTGGCCTTGAAGCACATCACCCGCCACCTGCTCGGCCTGTTCCACGGCCAGCCCGGTGGACGCGCGTTCCGCCAGGTGCTCACCCGTGCCCAGGCCGAGCGGGTCGCGGCCTGACCTGAACAGCCGTGACCGCCGTCACGGCCGCCGCTTGATCCTTTTGGCGTTTTCCCGCTATGGTTCACTTAGATGAACGTAGCCACGGAGCACCCGGAAAAGTTCAGACCGGATTCACTGCGTAAAACCAAGAATTTGCAAAAGATTCGTAAAGTGCTGGCCGATGGCGGGCACTGATCGATTCACAACTTTTGAACGTTTTGACGCCGTCCGTTAGGATCGAACCGATGTTCTTCGTGACCCGCCACCGCCGCCTTGCTGTCGCCGCCCTGCTGGCAACGGGTGCCGTCGCTGCTGTTGGCAGTGCCAGCGCCCAGATGCCGCCG